AATCCATCGAGAAGCAGCACAAAACTTGATTTCGACTTACAGATATCTACATACTTGAGCAGACAAGCAATCAAACCACAATGACTACCAACCTTCGTTACCACTCAACTCTACGACAAGAGAAGATGCCTAGAAGCAACCCTTGGAAGATGTTGGATCCTATCACAAAACAGAGACAGGAATGGCTAGATATACGAATTCTTCGATTCTATGATCAGCAGACCTTGGATGACATTCGACTGAACAGACGTTCGGACGTATCTGATCATGCCTTGATCGCCGATTTTTTGAAGAGCGAACAGCCTTTTTTTGAGATACCAATGGACAGACATGTTGACAAAGCGATCCGTGCCGTTACTAACCAGTTTCGACCGAACCGAATTTTGCACCCAGTCGCGTTCCCAGATCTCAGAAGATATCCATCAACTTTGAATGTTTCAGCGGAAGCACCCTGGACAGAGGAGAACTTCAAATTCAGACCAAGAGGCAGAGATGTCGATCTTGAATCTGGAAGGCCCCGTGTCAGTAAGTTCAAATGGAATAGACTCATCAAATTTGACGAGCCCATTTCAGTTGGAGATTACCTCAAGTGGAAACAAAGCTATGGACTGATAGACAACGATGCCCGGACGTATCACAATTTGTACGCGGAGATCTTTGAATACAATCGTCACCTGATTCACAAAATCAAGGACAAGGAAGAACCCTTCTGGATCGATGGTAAACCAAAGCCCTACAAATGGAATACATTACACGCCAGGTCACACGTTGTTGGACATGACGAGCCAGACAAGGTAAGAGCAGTGTTCGGCGCAACAAAACTTTTGTTGCAAGCTGAGCTTATGTTCATTTGGCCTTTACAAGCCACATACCTCAATACCAATGCAGGACGTCTACTCTGGGGAAGAGAGATGAATCGCGGCGGATGGAAACGTCTATTCCATGAGATGCATAACAATGGACCACCACGAACCGTTTTAGGTGTGGATTGGAAACAGTTTGACAAACGTCTTTTGCATCAATTGATCAGAATAGTGCACACAATATGGAGATCATACTTCGATTTTTCTGAATACGAGAGAACATCAAGATGGCCAAACGGACACACGGACGAACAAAGGCTTCAAAACCTTTGGGAATGGATGTGCCACGCAATAGTGGATACACCGATCCTGTTGCCCAACGGCGAACTATGGAGATGGACTTGGAACGGATTTGGTTCCGGATACCAACAAACCCAACTCATGGACAGTTTTGCCAATGCTATCATGTTATATACTTGTCTTTCAGCACTCGGAGTTGATGTCGAGAGTGAAACCTTCTGGGCCAGATTTCAAGGAG